CTTTACTTATTCTTGGCTCAGAAGCACTAAATAGATTAATCCCATATGTTTTAGTAAGTTCTTTCCTAAGTCCTATTTGAGATTTAGATCTATTATAGATTTCTTTAGTAGATTTTACATCATTAATGCAATACTTTAATATAATATCTATCTCTTCTTTAGTAGTTATCTCTGTCTCATGATGAATAGGCATATCAAGGATATTTTCCCAATCCATACTATATTGTATCCATTTAAGACTTGAACGTTTGGCTGGGTTATCCCAATGATGCATTTTAAATATGTCTATTTGACCTATTTTCATTTTCCAAGGAGCATAATCAGAGAAATCTTTATTATTTGATTTCTGTATACATCTCTGTGCATACCTATAAATAATATTTGCTATCTCACAACCTTTTAATTCTGCGTTCCATTTTGTATGATTATCTAATATATAATGAGTGACCTGTGCATCAAATGCTAATCCATTGTAGGATATATGCCACTCTTTGTTTTTTATGTTGTTTTCCAAGAACTTTATAAACTCTGGTAAATCATTTCTCAAGTCATGAACAACAAAGATTTCAGTTTCCTGAGTCTTATAGTGTTCAAATACACCTGTAAAACAATTAGCCAAGGTTTCATAGTCCATTACCCAATGTTTTTTCATCTATTAATTAATTTTATAGCCAAAAAAACCCCAAATCAATGAGGCTTTTTTTTGTTAGTTAATAAAGATTATTAACCGGGAACTATAATGTTTGATACTTTAGTCTCTTTAACATCAACAAAAAATTCTTTATAGTCAAAGTCAGAAGCATTAACAGCAAACATGTGAATAAAAGTTTCAATATCCTTTTTATCACTCAAGTAAAATTCAGAGAAAGTGTCAACTAATCTTCTCTCTTCTTTCACGGTTTTTCCTGTTTCTTGATTAGGGCTTTTTAATCTTATAGGTTGCCCATCATCATTTAACTTAGGAACCATGTGGTAAGATTGTTTCATCACTTTACTGATGACAGCTAAGATGCTTGACTGTGGGTCAAACATAGCTTCTACGTATGGTGAGTCTGCACTCACTGGAATTAAAGTAAATGACTTGGCATTTCTAAAGCTAGAATGTACTAGCATCATGTTTTGTCCAATTTGTTTAGTCATAATATGTATTATTTATTTTGTCAAAGATATAGAACTTCTTTTTAATAATTGCTTAATAACATGATTATTATCAATTAATGTTTCTTTTTCTAAATCAGGAGGTGTACATACCTCATATATAGCTTCAATAAATTCTTTATTTACATCTAAGAATAATGCATATTCAGCATGCACTTCTTCAGGAGATAAAAAACCTTGAATATATTCAGATATTTTTCCTTGTCCAAAGAAATCAATTATAGTAACCTTAGTTTCTAATGTAAGTTGAGAGTATTTCCCATTGATAAATCTTTTATGATCTGATTTTAATTTGGTAAAATCAAATATGTATAGATGTCTTAATTCATCTAGCTCAACAGCATCTTCAAATAATGAATGTCCAAGAAGATGTTCTTTTTCAAACTTACTAAAAGCTGCTGTTCTTTTTGTTTTATACTCACATAAAAACCTATAATCTTCAATACCATAAACATTCTCCCATGCTACATATGTTTCTACAGGAACATGTATCATTCCTTTTTTAATATGTAACAAAGGATAAAGAAAAACTTTACTCTTTTGAAAGTATTCGGTGTAAATTCCCATACTATAAGGTAACCTTATTTTCTAAGAATGCTACAGGCAATGAATAATTTTTGCTGTTATAATGAAATTTAGCAGTTTTTATAGCACCACTAAATCCACCGGCCCAGTCATGCATTGTATTATCTGACACATCAAAAACATAAACTTGATTATATTTATCAATAACAATAAACTTAAAAGTTAAAGTATATTCTTCTGCATCATCACCTAATGTATCATATACAAGTTTCATGTATATAGCAGCTTGCAACCAATAATTATAAAAATCTATAGTTTCTTTAAAATCAGAGACTGTCTTCCCGGTTGTTTTAAGATCACATATAGTTACTTGCTTTTTATCAATGTCAACTTTATAATAATCTATATATCCATGTAATCCAAAATCACAATCAATCAGTTCTGATTTAAGATAACACTCACTATATGTCTCAATAGGATCTAATTCAAAGTCAGTTCCTGTTCCCATTTGAAACCCTTCTTCAAATAAAGACATCACATCCTTATTATCTTTAAGTATCTCAACTTTTTCTATACACCTTAACACAGTATCTTGATCTACAGCATCAACATTATCACTACCTATAAATTTCCAGTATGGTTCATTGTCTTCTGTTCTTATCTTAGCTATTCTTGAATCATCCGCTTTAAAAGACTGATATAGGTTTAAACTTTTAAGTGAGTCTAAAATTATATCATCATCACAACTGGCTAGTGTCTCTGCATCTGTATGAAGAGCCATATCTTTTAATACCTTTCTGATATTATCACTAGGGCTCTTACCCGGTACAATACTAAATTTATTATCTACTTCTTTTGGTTCAAATAGCAGGCAATGTATAAGTTTACCTTCTATTAAGTGTTTGTCTGTTCTAACCTCACGGTCAAACAATATATAGTCCTTATAAAATAAGGATGGTGAAAATAATAGTTTATTTAAAGAGGAGTAGCTAAAGCAAAAATCTTTTTTTGCATAAAACTCCTCCTCTTTTTGTTTATTAATGTTAATCATTTACTTCATTTAATATGTTATTCATAAAATCTTTTTTTAATCCTAATGATTCTAAACTTACTGAAAATACATCAGCCTTTTTTCCAACTAAACTACCCAATACATTTTCATATAGTTTTTGTCTAGTGTAATCTACAGCAAATTTAGTTAATTTATCACAAGAAATCAACTGTTTAATGTAGTTGTTATAACTATAAATACTAGCATTTGAAGAATTACCTTCAAAAGCTTTCATTCTAGATCTAAGTGATTTAACGTTTATAGTATTCCAATTGTTAGTATCTTTTATCCAATCATATTCCCAATAAAATATATTAGATACAACATCAAAAGATTTATCAACGTTACAATTAGCAAGCATCTCTAAAGCTAAAGTTCTATCCTCTCTATTAGTACTATGTATCATTTTAATAATATCATCCAATTGATTTGTGTCTAATATAGCTAAGTCAGCATCAATAATATTACAAACATCAGTATCAAAAATTTTTGGAATGACAGAAGTATGTATATCAATAAAAGTTTTCATCTTATCTTGACTATCAATAATTATATCACGGCCTTTCTCAACTCTATTATCATTTAATAAACCAGTCTGCATTGATATATATCCTTTAGTTTTTTGAAATTTAGCATTATTGACATCATTATCATCAGAATAATTATAAGGTCTTTCAATAGATACACGTGCATCTTTAGGTAATATTTCTAATATTTCACGGGCTTTAATTAAAGCATCTTCAGACAGTAATTTTTGTTCTTTTAAATTAACCAAAAACTTATAAATCTCAGTATATGTATAATGAGTACTCCAAGTGTGAGATAATAAATTTTTTATTGTTTTATTAGATATAACATGATAATCTGCTTTATCAGGATTTCTAATTACTTTCATATTAAACCTATCTTTTAATAAATCTACCTTTTGTCTAGGTAAGTCTAAGTAAGGGTATCTATATATAGCTTTATCAGTAAGATCTATATTTACTGTTTCAGTAAATAAACCAAAAGATTCAATATCCTTAGCTGTTATATCCCACCCTTCTATATTGCCTATATATAAACCTATTTCTTTTAAACTAAAAGCTTTGGCTGATAATTGACAATTATTATGATTTGGATTAAGAAATGTAGTTTCATTTTGTATAATATCTATAGTTAATGTATATAATTTTGTCATCATTTTGTTTTTTTTAAATATTGTTGATATTCTTTTTTAACTGCTACTTTAAATGTATAAAGATCTCTATTATGTATACTTATTTCTTTTCTAACTAGAGGTTCTAAATACCTAAAAGTTGTTCTACATAACTTATCATTTACTTCTAACCAAAGTATCATATCTTGAGGGCTTGATCTCATAAATTTCTGAAATTTAGATTCTGTAATCCAATATTGAATATCTTTATCTCTATTAAATTTATAATCAATAAGACTACAGTCTTGTGCAAATTGCCATAGTAAGTGATAATTTTTTGTATAATCTATGGTAGGAATAACTTTACCAGCTATATATACATCATCATCATTAGAATTTAATTGGAGTTTAAGATCACTTAATAATTGTTCATCTAAAGTAATCATATTTGCTGAACTATGTAATACTGTTTCAGTATCTACTACTGATAAATCTGTAGTATCAATTAAATGAGCTAGATTAACAGCCATACCTGTCAACATCCAAACATCATAAAGACCATCTTCAACATCTAAATTATAATGACTAACTCTATCTGTAAGTTTAGAAGTAATTATAGTTTCAATACCTGAGTCATAAATTGTTTTTTCAGCTGGATGTGTAGCACTAGATCTACCTTTAGTAGTCTCATAATTCCAAAGTTTATTCATCATAATTGTAGATGGAATATTTTCAGCATTAGACAACTTATAAGTGCTTATATCATCATGTCCTATAATTAGATCAGCTAGCTCATAATCATTTGTTACAGTTATACTATGCTCTTTAAGAGCTGCTTTTAATCTATCTTGTGATACATTACACTTAGGTAATATAAAAGCTTTCTTTTTAGTTCTAAAAGTTTGATCATCTTCTGTAGAGACCGTTAATATACTTTGTATTTTTTCATATGTTGTTTGATCTTCAGTGCATAATACTTCATTTATCTCATATGAGCCAGACAATACCCCGTATAAAGGGTCATTGTCTAGTCCAAAATGAGTTAAAGCATCAGCATCAAAATTTTGATATACTGTTTTTTTTGCCATTTTATTTCATTGTCATTTTAATAATCTCTGGGATCATCATTAATTTATTAAACTTCTTCTTATTACCATTAAAAATAGTACGCACAACTAAATACTTAAGATCATTAGTAAAGTAATCTTTTGTACATAAAGACTTTAATCTATCAGTCTGTTTAACACCTATAGTATTATCTTTAGAATATACTACAGCATAGTTACCTAATCTAGTTGCAAGTGTAGCAGCAATATCAGCACGATAAGTATCATCTTGCCCAATACAGCTTCTTAGCTCACCTAAAATATAAGACTCATTATCATGTGTCAATAAATCTTTTGGTGTTACTAGTTTATCAAGCTTGTTGTTAATAAAAGTAGTAAACATAGAAGCAAATGCATCACCAACACTACCTTCACCAATCATTTGGATTAGTGATAAGTTATCTTCAAAGTTTTCAAAACTAGAAATAGAATTAAAGAACGTTGTAATTGATCTTGCATTAGTTTCTTGTGTTACTAACTCCGGGTGTAGTAATAAAAAGTTAATACATCTTGAATCTATACCTGCACCTTCAGCCCATTGAGCCCATACATTTACATCAAACTTAAGATTAGCAGTTACATATCTAGTCTTCTGTGCACTATCTATACTGTTGACCATATAATCTCCATTATCTGGATTTGCTGTTAACATTATATGCCAATCTTTTGGAAGAGTCCAAGAGATATAAGTTTGTCTATCTATTAATTCCATAACTGCTTGAATAAATCTTGTGTCAGCTCTATTCCAGTCATCTAGTAATAAAATACCACCTGCTTTTGCATCAGCAATCCATTCTGGAGCACAATAAGACATTCTATTCTTACCAGTCATTTTGTATCCATTTTTAAGATACTCTTGTACGGCAAGTTCATCAACCCACATACCTACTTTTTTAGTAGTAGTAGTCATATTTGCTATATCAGCTGATGCTGCAGCTCTTTGTGCTGCTGTATAAGTAAGATCATCTATCTTTTTTGTTTTTACTATTTTTTCTTTATACATCTGAAATTGACGTACAGGGAAGCCTACTAAGTCACCTAACTCTTCTATCTGTGCAAGGTTAAGCTTTACAAACTTTAAATTATTTTCTGCTGCTAGCTCTACAATTGTAGATGTTTTACCAATACCTGATTCACCCACTACTTCTATAGAAACAGGGGCCTTATTATTTTTTTGTAAGTATCTATTGTTTTCAATAATGTGATTTACAAAACCTTTTAGCTCTGTTACGTTTAAATTTACTTGTGCCATTTTTCTTTTATTTATTTAATTAATTAAGTTGAATTTTTTGTCCTGGTAACTCTTCATTGATGCTACAGTGTGAGCTGTGTACCCACAAGGCATTCTTTGGACAGTTTTCTGGTGCATACGCTTCACCATCTGTTAAATATATTAGAGCTGTATAAACCCCTTTCTTTTCATTATAATGGTCTATTACAGGTTGGAACGATGTCCCACCTCTACCGTGTATTTCCCAATCTTTCTTGGGTTGAAATTCTTCTATTGTTCTTAAGCTAGTATCACATTGTGCTACTGAGATTTTATGACCAGTCTTATGCATATGCGTGAGCTCACTAAAGAATTCCTCTAGTTCTTCATTATTAACAGATCCGCTTGTATCAACACCAACAAGAATATGATTCTTAAATTTAATCTTAAGACCAGGATTTGCAGCATAACGTTTATTATACTTACGTCTCAGCTTCTTAGTATATACTATAGAAGAATTACCCACAAATCTTCTTAGGTATTGTCTCCAATCAAACTTAGCAGGTTCTATGTGTAATAATCTACTTATAATATCAGACATTTCTCCTGGTATGCTACCACACTTTTTAACTGTTTGTTCTGCAGATTCTTTTAATTGGTGCTCTACTTGTTTTTGAAGTAACTTTTTATCTGGTTCAGATAAATTATCAAATTCATTACATGTACTATGACAATACTCAGATTCTCCATCCATTTTATTCATAAGAGCATCTAATGAAGGACAAGAGCCATCTTCTTGAGCTTGTTCTAAAAGCTCATAATACTTTTTAGTACCTGCTTTTGTAGGAAGATCTAATTCAGGAAAACTTGATAACAACAAACCACCTGTAGGAAGCTTGCTTTCCAGTATGTACTGGTTGATCTCTAAATCAGCAGCTATGTTAAATAACTTGTGATTAGAATATAGATCTCTTAATAAAAGATGACCAAATGCAATATGCAATAGCTCATGTTTTATTAAACCATATCTATGATCTTCACTGAGTTCATTATAGAACTCTGGGTTTATAGTCAATTGCATACCAATACCACATTTACTTACTCCTGCTGTAGGAATTTGTTCACTATATGTCTTATTGATACCAATTAAAAAGAGCCCGTAAAAGGGCTCTGTAAAAATTAGTGTTTTGGTAGTTCTTGCTACCTTATCTTGGACGTTAATCATTTTTCATTTTTCATTATTTTATCTAATATTTCTTTATATACTGAATCTATCTCTTCTAAATCTATAAAATTATAAAGAGAAATTGCTGTTCCTACCTTGAATTTAAATACAACTGCATCAATAAATTTTTTTCTATTTTTAAACATTAATGCTTTAGCCATAAGTTGATCAATTATTTCTATATCTTGAAATTGAGACCTATATATTTCACAAGCTATACTTTGATCTTCAGGTAAACCATCAAACATTTGTTTTAGTCTAAAAAATTCTTCAATTGTTATTATCCTCCTTTTCTTCATTTTTTAATATTTCTATATAAACACCCGGGTTTTCTTTATCATATGTGTATTGAATGAAGACTGGTAGAATAAATTCTGCATTATCATCTTCAATCCAACCTGCTTTAACCATATCATCTTGCACTGTCTGTGCAGGATTAATATAATCAAACTTATGACGACTACCTCTAACAAATGTAAAAGATATTTTTGCTGGCAATGAGTGTTTAGCAAGTTCAGCCTTAAATTCTTCTGCATATTTTGCATAATAATCTTTAGCTATCTTTCTATAATTCATTACAGCTTTGCTAGCAATAAAGTATTTACCTGTCCATCTACGGCCATTCTTACTGCTGGGGACTGATCCCGGTATAAACCATTTCATATCTATTGTTTTAGTTTAGTAAACTTAGGTTTACTTTTGTTTTGTTTTATCTCCAATAAACTGGACACAATAACAGTTAATTTGTTCATTATATTCAACATTTTCACGCTTATTATTTTATCTCCAAAAAAGTGTACATATTATATGTATTTATCTCCAAAAAAGTGTTAATCACATTTAGTTATATCTACCATAGTTTTAGTTTGTTAATATTGTTTTTAATAATGGTCTCAGCATTGCATGAACTTTATCAAAACCATGTTCTACCATAGCGTCTGATATGTCTTTACATATAGTTGGAACAAAACCATTTATATTATATGTTTTTGCATACATATCTACAGCATGTAAACCTGCTTTATCATTATCAAATAAAGTTATTACTTTATCATACTTCTTTTTAAGATATTCAACTACATGTGGTTTAATCATAGTATTCTCTGAGTCAGGAGCTATAACTTCTATATTATATCCTATGCTTTTTAAACACATTGCATCTTTAAGAGAAGAGCAAATAACTAAATAAGGTTGATTATATTTTAATTGATCAAAACCTTGTAAATGAGGCTTTACTTTAAGAAACTTATGAGACTTGCTAAGAGGTTGATATATTTTATATACTTCACCATTCTTATCAAAATAACCATAACAATTATTACTACTTATTTTAAGTGTTTTGATTTCACCAGCTTCTTCTTTTATTAAATTATAGTATTCTATAGGTTTAACATTATAAGTATTAAGAATACTCATACCTATTCTATAAGGTAACCAATAATCAGTATCTCTTACATTCCACTGTCTTATTTTAATAAAGTCAACTTCCCATTTACTTTGAGGTTGAAATTTTGTTTCAATATATTCAGATGATCTAACATGATTGTTATAATCTTGCACTATTTTTCTCATAGCTTCAGGAAAGTCTAAATTAAATAGTAATTTAATTAAGTCAATCTTGTTACCACTTTTGCCAGTTGAAAAATCTTTAAACCTATATTGCATTATGTTTTTATCTACATAAATACAAAAACTTGGTGTTTTTTCATTAGGATTAAAAATAGATACAATTTTTATATCTTGTCCTGTTAACCTCTCTGATAATTCTAAATAATATTGAAAAACCCAAGTGCTTGGAACATCTGAGCCTTCTATTACAAAATTTTTAGTGTTAAACATGATGCTAAAATATTAAAAAAATGGGGATGATACTATACCACCCCCATTATTTTATTTAATATTAAAGATCAAAGTCATCTCCTGCACTTGCAGTAGGTTCAAAGCTTGTAGTTGCAGCAGCAACAGACTTAACAATTCCTCTAAAATGATTTTTATCATTTTTATCAAATGTTAATAGATTTGAATTTTCAGTTTCTAGTGCTTCTAATGGAGCACCTTGTCTAGTTCTCTTAGGTAAAAACAAATCATTATTTACATAACCTTCTTTGTTTTCCCACTCACGTGCACCTAAACATGCGTTAATATATCCTGTATTAGATAAAGCTACATTACACTTAACCATAAAGTCTTCAATTGTTGCTGCTTCAATTGCATCTAACTCAGGTCTTTTATTTACTACTTCAGATAAAAATACCATAGCTTTTAAAACTTCTGTATCTCTACTGATTTCATTACCATTATTAAGAGTTGCATCTTTAAATGGATATGGAGAGAATCTTACTCTACCTACTTGACCTTCAAAACGTGGTCCATTAGGATTATTCATATCTTTTAAGAAACCAGTAAATTCACCTGTTACTGGTTCACCCTCTACATGTAGAGTAATGTTATATGCTTCTGCATCATATGGTGTTTGATCAAATGTAATTGAGTTGATTTTCACTTTGTGATTACCTGTTCCAATTACTGGTTTAGTTCCACCTGATCCGGCAGACATGTCTTTAGTATTTAACATAATTTACTTTTTTATTGATTATTAATTATTTATTGTATTCTTCTATACAATCTTTTACAAACTTTAGGTCATTAGGGATAAAATTATCCTCAAACATACCCATTGGTGATTTACAGGTATTCTCTCCGTTGTTTTGAGTTTCAAAACCATATTCAAGAACACCATCATCATTTTTATTTACTTTACCAAACAATACTATAGAGAACAGACCTTCTAAAGTAAGAGTATTGTCAATCATTTTACCAATAGTCTTTGCTTTAATTTTTCTGTTTCCATTTATATCAGTTGAATCTTCTGAGTGAGTTAAGAAAATAACAGTTAGATCATCTCTCAAGTCTTTTGGAAGCTTTGCAACCATGGCTAAGTTAGCTGCAATTTGAGTGAATTTATCATAACCTTTTTCATTTGCTCTATCAAAATATTCAAAAGAACTCATATATTGCCAATCATCAACAACAATTGTTTTGATGTTTGACATTTTATCATTTACATGATTCATTGCTTTAATAATACCCGGTGCACTAGATGCAGCAGTTAAATTACCCTTTGGATTTTCTTTACTAATCTGAGTATACTTACTCTTATAGCCTTTAAATGGTAAGGGTTTGTTTGCAATGTTTATAATGAAAGTCTCTTTTGGATCTAATGTCCTGATTGAGGTAGACTTTCCTGTACCTGAATCTGCAATTACTAATACGCTTTGTGCCATACTTATTTAATTAATTTATTGATTACTTTAGTTAATGTTATTAAGGATTGATTGATTTCATCTAGTTTATTTACTATATCTGATGATGGTGTAGCGTCAGGATCAGCAATATCAAAAAGATGTAATTGTGGTTCATCTTCAAATGCTTTTTGTTCTACTTCAGGATCACCACTATTTAATGGTAATGGTGTTCTGTCAGTAACATCATTGACTACTTTTAATTCACTAACTGGAATTAAATGTCTTTGAAATCCAGAGTTGCTTGTTATTAACTCATATTCTTCTTTCCAATGTGGATTATACTTACATAAGTATAAAGTTCTTTTTGGATCTTCTGAATCATAATCAATACTAACAAATTCTGTATATATATCTTCTTCTTTTTCTAATTCACTAGGAAAAAAACTTACATGTAAATCATCTTTACCAGATGGCCTGTACGCCATCTTTGGAATATATAGAACATTATTATTACCTTGTATATCAAAGTAATCTTGATGCTCTTCTTTTAGTTTTGCAACTTTTTGCTTGCGTTGTGCAGGTGTTAGCCCCATATCTTTATTATTTATATTTTTTGTATTTATCATCTTCTTGATTGCTGACCTGGTGTTGCCATCTCTTCAATTTGCATTTGTTCAAATTTTGCTCTAAAGAAACTCATTCTTGCGTCACCATTTCTTGCTTTAAGAAAATGCAGTACTAATGTTCTATCATTTTCTATCATATATCTATCAGGTCCATAGAACCTAATCTTTTGTTTAGCTGGCCTATTGATACCTATTAACATGTCTGCATGCTGTAGCATTGCATCTGAGCCAAATATATCTGACTCTAGTATATAGTTACCATACTTACCATCTATAGCTCTATCCGGGTTATCTATATTCCTATTAAGTTGTGATAAGGCAATAAACAAACAAGGATAATCTCTCTTACACTGAGTAAAGAATTCACCTAACTCAAATAACATATCTAATGTATTATTTTGATAAGGTGCTCTTTTTACCAACATAGTATGATCTAAAGTAATTATAGTTTTTACACCTTTATGTAAATTCATATACATGTCTATTTGCTCACGCATTTGATTTACAGTCATTGGAGTACTAATTATATCTACAGGATTTTTAACTCTGCCTTTAGCATATTGATGACAATCATTTAAAGTAGCTGTGTTTAATATAGATCCTGCACTACATAATTCTTTATATGTTTTACCAGTAACAGAACTAAATTCTCTAATGGCTGAGGTTCTACCTACCATCTCAAACTGAAACTCTAATACTCTAAATTTATCATCAGGATTAAGTGCAAATGATTCTCTAATAATTTGATCTTTAATTAATGTCTTACCTGAACCAGGTCTACCACCAATTACTGTCAATGTATTCCACTCTAAACCATCTGTAGCAGCATCATTAAACTTAGGCCATGGAGTATAAATAGATTTCTCATCTCCAGTTGATCTAGCATGCATATATTTAAGCGCTTCATTAAAAGCTGCATATTGTCCAATCCAAGATTCTTTCTTTTTCATACTACTTTTTCTTTAAAATGATCATCCTCTGTGCTGACTCCTTCTATAATCATATCACAATAGTCTGCTAATGTAGAATGTTTAACTCTA